ATTTAACCGATCAAAACTTGTTGTTACATCTTCTAATGATTTTCTCAGTATGATATTCTTTCGTACCTCTTCACCTTTTGCCTGTGCAGTTATTCTAGCTTCTTCATTTCTTAACTGAATGGTAGTTCTCATTTCATTCTGTAATTCTTTCTGATTCTGTAACATGATAGTTTGTTGCTTCTTCCAATTAGAAGCATCCATTTTCTTCATATCAATTTGCATTATCAGTTTATTGATTTCAGTTGTCATATTTGCGATTGATTTAGCAGCAGGCGAACCTGCTTTTCTCAATTCATCAAGAAATTCAGTAAGTTCTTTGGCTAATGCAGAGGCATCTCTCTGTGATTTATTGTACTTTGGCATATCTTTATAACAGATGTTTTAGTATTAAAACTTTCTTCTCATATTTCTAGGCATATTATTGAAATCAGGTTGTTTTTTCCTCTGCTGTTCTTTCTGTATTTTATTGTGCATTTGAACTAATTGAGTTAAATAGCTAATAGGTTGCCTATCAACTGTGAATTTATCCCAACCAAATTGAGTTGCACAAAAATAGTATATATTGGTTATTGTTTCTTCTCTTGGACTTGCTGGAAGGTTTCCATCCAGTCCTCGATATAATCTGCTAAAGGGTGGTAGCTTAAGACCTCCTTCAAAATCGATTTGACAATATTTCTATCTAACATTTCTATTGCTGTAACATCACCTGTCTTGAATGGTGCTTTTGTGATAACCTTTACTAGTAAATTGATTCTATATGCTCTTAAATCAATTTTAGGTTTTGTCACATCAGATAGGTCAACTGCCCTTGAAACGAGTTCCTCAACATCCCCAAATGTTAAAGAATCTTCAAATTCAACGATTTCATCTTTATCATTGTATTTTATCTTGACAGTTCTAGTTGCCATACGAAAAAATATGTTTTGTAATTTATATACCTTATGCTACTTTAGCTTCTACTCTTGCTGCAAGTGCTTTAAATGGTAGTTCTTCAAATACAGGTTGTACTGGTACTAATCCACTAATATCGTGACTTCCAAATGATACACCTTGTAATTCCACTTGAATGTGTTTTGAACCATTTGTAAATTGTAATTCTGCTCCAACATTACTTGCATCTACCATTGTATTTCCACTCTTGTTTGAAATACCTTTAGAGTTTACATGGTTAGAAGCTTGGTTAAGTAAGTGTGTAAGGTGTGTTAAGTCTTTAAATGAAGTTTGGAAACTACCTGTAATTTCAAATACTTGTCTATATGCATCAACTGAATGGTGTGAACCTAGTTGGTATAATAAGTTTTGATTTGCATTAAAGTTAATATTTGCTGATTGTATTTCACCCAAGTTAATTAGTGAACTTCCATTTGATACTTTGAATGTTCCATGTGCAAATGTTAGTGGAGTACCTGTAATTGCAACCTGATCCTTAAATGCCATTGAACTTGAAGAATCTTGTGTTGTATTTGTTGTATCTTCTTTACCAAATACCATAGAACAGGTGCCATCAACTGTTGATCCGATTGAAGTGCTTATGGATAATCCTGTTGCAACACATCCCATTAATTTTCTTCTAATGGTTGTTGCTGTTGTATTTGAAGTTTGACTTGCATAAGTATGTGCTCCTGTTAATTGTTGATCTACTTGAACTGTCATTGAATTGTTAACTGCTGGTGAAGTTCCACCTTCTGCTGGCACACTTGAACCGTTTGGATAACTGTAAACATTTGATGAAGCTGTTGAAGAACCGTAAATGGATCTAAATATGTCATGTGAATTCACATCATCCCATGTAAATCCAACGTCAATAGTTCCACTCTGTTGTCCGTATGCGAAAGCTGTTGGTTCTACTTGACCTAGTTGGTTAAGGTCAAATCTGTTAGTTCCAACGGAAAGTGAGTTTACACTTGTATTTAATCCAAATGTTTTACTAACTGCAACAGGGCTATTGAATGTGGTTTCAAAACCATAGTGAACTGAACTGCCACCACTTGTATAAACTACCATATTATAAATGATACCGAGAATCTATTTAAAGATTACGAGGGATCGCTCTTCCTAAATGATATTGTTAAGACATATGAATACATATTACGATATAAGTAGTTCTTACTGTATGAACCTATAACCCTCAAATCAGTATAATTAGTTCCAATGATATTGTCTTTTATCACATTAACGACCTTTTTGACAACCTCATTATGCCTTTTAATATCCTTATACGTTCTAATCTCTAATTCCAATATTTGTTCATGCCAAAAGTTTGAACCGTTTAAACCGAAATAATTTATAACTTCGTCTTTTGGGTATATGATTAATTGGTCTTTTGTATCATCCATGAATCCAACAGTTCTTTTATCCCATATGGCACTAACCATAGGTGGTCTTATACTAGACCATTTTGTTTTCAAAAGAGATTTTATCTCATCAACTGCATCATAAGTGATTATTCCCATACTACCATTCTACCTTCTCGCCCTCTTTAAGTTTTCTGTCAAATTCCTTTGTATGACCTGATTTGTACACATAATCTCTATCATACGGTTCCCACATTTCATCACCTTTTTTACCAAAGGTTCCTGCTGGTGGTCGCATATCTCTTGTCTTAATATGCCAATCCCAATCTGACATACCTTGTGGTTTTCTACCACAATACCATTGTTTTCTAGCTATGAGGTATGAAGTAGAGTCCAATAATCTTTCTTTTTCTTTGAAATTTATTCTATGATCAGCTCTTGGTTTTTTAACATCATATCTTTCAACATATTCATAATATAGATCAATATCATCTAATCCAGCCCATTTTACTTCTTGAATCCATAGTTTTATTGAACTTGTATTAGGATAATCATTTCCTGTGTCAGGGTACCACGCTTCATTATATTCCATAGCATCTTCATATGAAAAATGTTCATCGTTTAAAACTTGATCAGGTATATCATCCTCAAGTTTATTGTTTTGCATTGAAGCTATCATTATTGCCTCTTCTTCATCTGTTAAATCGTCTTGCATTTCCCAATTATCTGCAATGTTTTCTGGCATGGGTGTTATTAACCTCACTTCATCAGAATTGTTTATTATCTCCTCTATCTCATTTTCATCTAAATCATAATATTGTTTTGTTGCTCCTTTTTGTTCACTTTCGAGATGAACATCTACATTATGTTCCCTGTAAACCCATAATTTTACAAGTTGCCTTCCTATGAAAGACGACATAACGAAGCCTTTCATTCTTTCTTTGAATGTCATTAAGCCGATATTACGAATACTTCTCTTCTATTTGCGATACAGTTGTCTATCTCTTCTTGCCAGTATCTCTTTGATTCTGTTGGTGAGTTTATACCACCTGTTGGAAGCTCATCCATACGAAAACTTGTATTGAGTAAATCTATTGCTGTCATTTTGATAACTGCATCTTTGATATCTAATGGTATTTCTGTGTCACCAGCAAAATTCTCTCCACCGTATCTGTATGTTACTCTAACTCTGTTTTTTCTCAAAATACTAAAAAGATAACCTCTTAAATGTAATGTTCCTCTTTCATATTCCATATCATACCATTGTTCACTATCAACGATATTTTCCCATGTACTATCTGCTCCTCTCCAAACTTCAATCTTATCTCCAGCAGAAGTGCTAAAATCATAAATTCTTCTATGTCTTAGGAATAAAGGTGTACCCCAACCAAAAGTATAGAGTAATGGTAAACTATGAATCTCTCTTGTTACTTTTTTTGTTCTCCAAGCATGACCTGTTCTACGTTCAAATTCTGCTTCTTTTCGATTAATTATTTTTTCAACTTGTGTTTTATTAGGAGTAGTATTAGCAGTAATGGGGACTCTGAGAAAATCAGATACATCTTCGACAGAACAATAAGTTGTAGCCATGAAATATATAAAAAGAGATTGTATTTAAATTTACTTAAAAACAACTGTCCATTCTGCTGAACCAGTGATATCTGCATATATACCATCTTCAAATCTTCTGTTAATGTCTTGATAATTACCTTCTATTTCACCAAAAATGGTAAATTCTGTTGCTCCACTTGAATCACCGTTCTTAAGGACACATTTTGCTCCACTTGAACCCTTTTTGGTACAAAAGACAGCGACTACTACGCCATGACTACCTTTTATAGCTGTATCAGCATTAAATGATATAACATTGTGGTTTAATTCGACCATATCATATTGATCAATTACGAATATATAAGGATTGTGAAAGAAAAAAAAGTCGGCTATTTGGACTCTAGTAGCCTATGACTAGAAACTCGAAAGTTTTACTTGCACAAGTTGAGCTGGTATTTGTTACTTCAACAAATTTGGCTTCTGCTCCTCCACCTACGTTATATAGTTGGATTTTCTCGTTTGCTTTGTCATATCGTACTTCTTGTAAACAAGTTGAATATGTTGGTATTACAGCAACGAGTGTAGAGATTCTTCCCTCTTTGAGGTCAGCTGCCACTCCTCCTGTCGCATAGTTGTCTCCACTACCGAAGGTAACTTTGACAGCATATACTCGCAACTTTGATGTTAGTGCTGCTTGCCATGAGAGTGTTTTTCTCACGTTAGCGTTTGTCCAATCGGATGTACTGATTGTTATTGCCATATAAAACATTGATTATTGTATTATATAAAGATACCCCCTAGCTTTCGCTAGAGGGTGTAAAGTTGTTAACGTTGTTTATATCTCCAACGCCCAAGAATGTGTGAAGCTCTGACTCTCACTAATTATTTTGCAGCAATCTTGTTAATAAGTATTTAAAAAAAAGAAAAGGGAATTTAAAGTATGATTAGAGTTTAATATCTCTGATCTTACCTTGTGAACGGAAGTGACGACAAACTGTTTCGCCCATAGTTCTGAATACACCTTTCTCAACAAATGCATTGTTAATGAATGGATATCCAGCGGATCTTCTAGTTGCTTCGTAGTATTCAGTTGGGATTGCGATTTGAATTCCAATTCTTGGATAACCATATCCTTCTGCATCACTAGTGTCCAATGCGAATAATCTTCCGATTTCTGATGAGTCACCAGAGTCGCTTGGAGCATCTTTTGATGGAATGAATGGGATTCCGTAAATTGAATCGACATGAATTCCAACACCAGTACCTTTGAATGTTTGAATTCCGTTTACGTCAACTTGTACAAGTGCTTCGCCGTATGGATTTGGAATACGGACAGAAGGCATATACAAACCTTGTATTTCGGAATAAACTTCGTGGGAACCGAGGAATACGTTTGGATCTTTACCTGCAGCAATACGGATCTTTCTTAGGAAAGTTCGTAATGTGTCATCGGTAAGGACACCGTTAGTACCAATGGTACCAGAAGCAGATTCTACTGTACTATCATAAACTGTGGAGCTATCTCTATCGACATCGTTGCCTGCTGCCCAAGGATCATATGATCCAGTTGTACTTCCACCTAGAGCATCTTCTTCTGCACTAGAAGAAACAATTCTATCTAGTGTTTCAAAGTCGGTTGTTCCAGTGTGTGTACCAGAGCCAGTTACTGTGCCTTCGACATCTGCGAGTAACATCCTGTTTAGGAACTCTTTGTGCTGAACTGCCATGTATAATCGGAGTGATCCAAGACCTCCCCAAATATCGTCTTTAGAGTGTGTTGCTAACCATTCCATGACCTCAGTTGCACTAAATGGTAACTGAGCTGTTTTTGGTTTAACATCTATCTCTTGTAGAGTTGGCTTTACTGTTTCAGCAATATTTCCACCCTCACTTGTACCACCTAAAGCTGTGTTGCCTTGGTTAGTATTTAGGGTTGGTTTTGCAGTTATGATACGCCAACC